ATAGTTTGAACTGATGCTACTAATGAACCTAATGAAGTCGTAGCAACATCATTTACAACTATCGCTGTACCAGAACTTAAAAGATTATTGTCTAATTTTCCGCGATTAGTTGAATCAAGAATTAATGTTGCAGGAGTTGATAGATAATCTGTATTAAGTTGCCCTGTGTTAAGGACAAATTTTGAGGCCATGCTTAACTAGCGATAGTCAAAGATGCTGTTAATGAACCAGAAGCAATTGTGTAAGTATCTCCTGTTGTATAAGGATTACCGGTAATTGTTCCTGAAAATAAAAAGTTACCTGTTGTTAAGTTATCCCAAGCAGTAAAATGTGTAGCATCTTCTGAACCAGCAATATTTGTCCAAGTGATATCTGCATCTGAAGCGATAGAGCCAGCAGAAGCAACAGCAAAAGATACTGCTTTGCGTGTAGTTTCAACAGCAGGGTTAGTTGTTCCGTTAATTCCTGGGTCTCCGACATGTAATTTAATATAAACAGTTGTGACAGAGAACGCTGTTGCGTTACCGATAGCATTTAAGAAGTTGTTCGCTGTGTATGCTGATAATCCCGTTGCCATTTATTCTCCGTTGCTTTCTATGATTCTAACAATATGATTATTTTCATCTCTTTCAACTGTTCTGATTAAAGGCTTTTGGTCTGGAGTATTTATATTTACAGTTGGTGGTTGAACATTGATTACTGCTGGTGGGACATTAACAATCGTTTCAGGTATTTGCACATTGATTTCACTTGAGCGAGCAACATCATAAGCGTTTGATGGATTCTGCGCGTCAATTTGTGCTATTGGTTGTAATTGACTTGAAGGTAATCCTGTGTGTGTGATAGGAGGTAATCCTAAAGCAGAAAGAGTTGCTGCTGGGTCAAAACCTGATTGAACCAATCTTTGAGCCATCTGTACTTTTTTGTCTTGTTCAATTATTTTAGTATCCATCAAATCAATATTTGCTAACGGAACTCTAAATTGGTCTCCAGATTCAACTGGAGTTAAATCCTCAAATCTGCGAACATCATTTACAGAATAGAAGCCTGATTGTAATCCTGTTGAATAACCAGAGATTCTAGTTTGAAAGTCACCACGCAATAAACCATCGACATTGAACTTAATAAATGCAGTCGTTGGTAATAATCTAGAATAAGCATCTTCAATTTTTGCAATATATGGTCTAAGTGTATGAGTTACAAAGTTGATATTATTTTGTTCAACGCTGGCATAAGACATCGCTCCAGGAGTTGTGATGCCTATCATGTGTGGTGGAACTCTAAAGATTCTTGCTATTTCTTCAATGGCTAATTTACGAGAGTCCAACATTTGTGCTTCGTCTGGCATCGCTCCAGTTTTTGTGTAAGTTGCTCCACCAAATAAGATTCCTGTTTTATTTGACTTTCTAAATCCACCATGACGATTATCAAATCCATCAACTAAATCTTTAGCTTGCTCTCTCGTTAAGTTTCCGGGATATTCAATGATGCCAGAAGTTGTTGCGCCTTGACCAAAGAATCTTGCAGCGAAAGATTGTAGAGCAGAGGCTAAACCTAAGTTATCTTTTAATTCTGTAACTCTTGAAGTCCCACGCAATTTTCCGGGACGTCTTATTTCAGTTATGTGAATCATTTGGTCTGCTGTGACCACGCCAGCCTGTTGATTATCTATAACATATTCAATTTCTCTTGTTCTAGGATTTCTAATGACTTCAATTCTGGTTGGGTCAAGGCAAACTAAGTTAGCAACGTCACCATTGTTGTCTCTAAAGATTCTAATGAAAGCATTTCCATCAAGTAATAGTGATACCAATACTTGTTGATAGTGTTCTGTTCTTAATAAATCTATGTCTGGTTGAACAACCCATTCAGGTTTTGGTCTATAAGGAACACGATTACCATCTCTGCGAATATAAGAATCAATCGGTAATGTTGAAATAGTGTCAGATATCAAAAGAACGCAGGCATAAAAAGCACTAATACGCATACTTGTATCTTGGTCAATATTTGCGCCAGATTCAGTCGTGAAAGCAAAAGTATCGCCAGCGCCCCAGATTGATTGATAACTGATAGCACGCTTCTCTAGATTGAATAAATTATTTAACATTATTTACTTCTCTCAACGGATAAACCGACTAAAACTAAACTTACACCAAAAGCGATAATTCCCAAAGGAGGATAAATTAAACCTAATCCAATTGATATTGATATGAGACCAGTTATCTGAGTGATGGCTATTAACACTAATCTCCTAAAAGCTTATGAATCCTGGAACAATTTGTTCTGGTTCTTGACGTGCGACTGTCGCTCTATCAAAAGCAATAATACTAGCAACAGCAGCGTCAATCTTTCGTGGTGAACCTCTGTGTTCTTTTACGATTCTAGGACCAAGTCTATCAATCTTTACGACAGCATTACTCAAATGTCGCGCCAATAATGGATTATTGTCGTGAGTTAATTTTTGCTCAGATACAGCATCATAAAACTTTGAACATGCAGGAACCATTCTCATCGCTGAAGTTGAAGGCCACTCGACTATTGGAACGCCAGCCTCTTGTAAAACTTGCATACTTCTTTGCCATCTGAAAGGGTCGCAGGCTACTTCTTTCACTTTATGTTTGCCGCAAAATTCAAGAATAGTATTTTCTACATCTGTAATATCTACTCGCCAATCATCCACATCTGTAACTTGCTTCTCCCATGCCTTAACTAAAAATACATGTGGAATTTCTTCTAATGTCACTCCAACAATTACAGAAGCATCGCCAGAGAAAGAGCCATCAAATCCTAAAACTATTTCTGTATCTTCATCTAATTCTTTATCTAAAGCACAAGAGTCCCATGTTCCGTTAGGTAGCCACGCAGTTTGATTAGATACCCACGCATTTGTTCTCTTGGTTCTAAACTCTGATTCTGGTGTTCTCTTAACTGCTGAAGCAAAATCTTCTTCTGAGTTCAAGTCAGCATAAGCAGGATTAGCCAACTTCCAAGTTTCTGGGTCTCTATGGTTGGCGTCTACTGGCGCTTCCCACCATGCCATAAAGAAAGATGGGTCTAATACTTCGCCCCTTGAAACTTTTTGACCATATTGATATAGAGCATAAGCAACTGAATCTTGACCAGTTGAATCGGCCTTCACTCCAGCCGTAGTGATTGCTAGTAATAATGGTTCTCGTCTAGCACCCATACCAAGTTGCATAACATCAAAGAGTTCACGATTAGGTGCTGCGTGAAGTTCATCATAGATAACTAATGATGGAGATAATCCTTCTTTAGTAAAAGCTTCTGATGACAAGACTCGATAAATTGAACCAGTAGAAGGAATCTCAATAGCGTCTCTGTACATCTTGACCTGACCCGATAAGTCAGCATTGGCTTCAATCATTTTCTTAGCATCACCAAATACGATTCTTGCTTGGTCTCTATCGGCAGCGCATGAATAAATCTCGCCACCATTCTCGCCTGTGAATAATCCCCATAGAGCGATGCCTGAACTCATAGCAGACTTGCCATTCTTACGCGCCATGCCAACTAAGGCCAGCCTGTGTTTCAGTTTCTTTTCTGGCGTCAAAGCAAATACGTTATTTAATAAATCTTCTTGCCAGTCTCGTAAGACAATAGGTTCACCAGAACGGCCAGCGACAGTATCTTTTGTTTGTATACACATAGCGTTGATAAAATTGATTGCGTGTTTGCCGCGACTTCTCTTAATCTCTTCATCATCAACTGGAGTGACCCACTTAGGAGGCCATGACTTACTCTTCGTCAGCGCGTTGTTTGGCACGCAACTCCTCTAATTTAGAAACTCTTTTAACTTCAGCGATACCAAGTCTTGACCTATCGGTTGGTGTAAAACCTAACAAGCTTAATCCTTGCATGAGTTGTGAATCTAACTGCCTTAAGGCTCGCCTATCTTCTGGCCTATTATCTCTAAACACTTGAACTCTTAATGAAACTCTTTCGTCAATCATTTCACAAATCATCATAAATAAGTCAATGTCTGAAATAGGAGAAACCCACGTCATTCCCATTGACCAAATACGATTCCATAATTCTGTGCCATAAGTTCCTAGTGGTCTTGGTGGTTCTGGTGTAGACACAGCAGCAGGCAATACGATTACTTCACTTTGTTTAGGTAGTGGTCTTTTTCCAGGATTACCAAGTAATCTTTTTTGCTCTATTGGCTTAGGTGGCCTACCTCTATTTGTCATAATTCCATTCTGTCAAATAATTTATAAATCTGTTTGATTGGCGCGTTATGAGCCAAAACTCAAAACCTCGATTTTCGC